CTCGTAAACAATGTGATCAACAGTGTAGAAATTGAAGAATCTTTTGAATTATTTAGGGATAAACTTGATGAAGCTAATAGTGTTAAATATACAAAAAGAATTAGGCCTAGTTTCCAGTATCCAGTCCCTACTGACATCTTAGAATATGGGACTGCAGATCAATCTTTTTTAATTTTGGCTAGAGACTGCACAACCCTTTATACTTCAGAAACTTTAAATAAAGTGATACTAGGCCATTTTGTAGAATCTTTCCCTGTAACAGGCGAATTATTGAAATTTAAAAATGAAAATAGAGATCGTCTTTCTGTCATAAATAAGGCTAAAAAGGAATTTTGTGATTTTTATAATATTAAATCTTTCAATAATAAAAAACATCTGCATATGATTGATGACAATTTAAAGAACTTGATAGAAGAGGAAAGAAGTATTAATAAAAAAAGAAAAACACTAATGTTGGACTCTTCAAAAAAGAATAAAGTTCGAGAAGTTGTTAGAGTTAAATGTGGTAAAAAAAGTCAGCTTTTGGAATCGAAGAAAAATGAAATGAGTCATTATGGTCTTGGTAATCAAGTTATAGGATATGGGGATGCAACTGACACATATGAAAGTTTAAATTCTGGGGTTTTACATTTATGCAATAAATTGCTTGAAAAAAGATACAAATGCCAAACTGAGCTTTATAATGAACCTAGTAGTATAGGGCCTGAATTTCTGCTGGAACACAAAAAAGCAATGCTAAATGAATATAATGATATTGCACAAGATTATATGTCTTCATTTTTAGGTATGACAAATGAATTTATATCAAGATTGTGTTACACATTGTTTAAATTTTCAATAAATAGTTTGAACAGCGATCATGTTATGTTTAGTAATTTAGGTTATTCTAATTCCTTTATTCTTGTTAAAGGAGGTAAAAGTATTTATAAAGGAAGCAGAAGCAGAGTTTTTAGGTATTGTATCCCGAATAATCCTTCATTGAATACTATAACAGGCTATTCAGACTTTGAAACATTCAATTATAAGGGTATAAATTATGTTTTTTCTAAGTGGTCACAATTGCATGAAGATATAATAAAAAATGGTATCCCAATTTATAGATCAGTTTTTAGTTACGTTGCCATAAGTGTAACCAGAATCAAGGATATTTCTTTCCGTGATTTAAGACCAAAAAATCTTGTACCAATATTATTAGCGTACCACAATAAAAGACAGACTGGGGGTGCCATGCATAATATAAGGTATCTGATTGTTAATCAGCTTGGGCAATA